AACTGTGGTGTTGTAGAGTATTTTTCTGGAGGCTTAATTTTTAAAGCCTGACTCATCAGCTTGTCTGCATCATCAAACTTGCCAAATTGATTGGCCACATCAGCCTTGCGCATCAGTTCGTTATACCGCTTTTCTGTTGCGGTCAAAGGCGCTGGCGCTATTGTTGGCTGCGCTTGGATTTGGTCCATTAACTGCGCTCTTTGTGTACTTGGACCAAACGGGCCGGCTGCACTGGTGGGTGCAGTCTGACTTAGCAGGCTTGCCTGTGCTGCCGTTAATGGCTCCATTGGTTGCACAGATTCTGCTGTTTGTGGCGCTCCAGTCAAAGCAGTTTGATACTGCCCAAGTCGTTGCATCTCTTTAAGTTTTGCACCAAGTAGCAAATCTTGCAATGAGCCAGCTCTAGCTTGCTGATAACCTTGCTGGCCAGCTTGCAAAGCTCCACCCAGTGCTTGGCCCAAGCTAATTGGGACTGCACTTCGGCCACTGGCCTGCAATAGTGCAGCAGCTGCTGAAAGTGTTGCATTGCGCCCCATCAATTTGCGCTGGTCTGCTGTCAGCAATGCATCAAGTCCTGATGGAGTGCCTCCAAACCCGCCACTGAACAAACTGCTTAAATCAAATCCAGTTTCATTAGCCATTTTTTAATCCTTCTAATTAACGCAATAGGCCAAGAACACCGCCACCAATTGCACCAATTGCTGTACCAATACCTGGTACAACACTGCCCAATTGAGCGCCAGCCAAAGCGCCACCAAGAGCGCCAGCACCGACATTCTGACTGTATGGAGTTTGAGCCACCATGCCAAGGTTGGCAGGCTGCGCACCGAGTGAAGACTGGACCACACCCAGACGCTGGAGACCAATGTTGCGGATCGCATCCATTTGTTGCTGGTCCAAAGCCTGACGCGCACCGCCAGCGCCCATGACCGCTTGAGCGCCACCAAGACGCAATGCTTGTTGTTGAGCCGCCAAATTACCTAGCTGGCTTGCACCGCCTAGCCTTAATTGCGCACCTTGCAAGCCTGCTTGCTGATTGGCAATGTCTGCTGCTGATCTTCGGCCAATGTCGGCCTGCTGCATGGCCATCGCTTGGTTAAATGCCTGCTCGTTTAAAGTTGTCCCAAGTGTGGCAGCCTGCTTGGCAAACCCTTGGTTTGTCAGAGCCTCGGCCACACCTTGGCGTGATCCACCAAATGCACGGGCTTGTGTGGCACGTTCACCAGTTTGCTGGATGGCAGCGCGTCTTGCAGATTCCAGATCAGCCAATGCATTGGTGCGCACTTCGCTTGTGTAAGGATTCATGTAGCTGCCAATTGAGCCTGGGCCTTGACCCATGCTCAAATTAGTCTGCTGCGCTGTGATCTGACCAGGCTGATAAATGCCGCCATAAGCCGCCATCTGGGCTGCCAAGTCTGTGCCACTGATGCCTGGGCCAGCAAGGCCGGTGTTGACCAGAGCCTCCTCGCCTGCTTGGTACATTGGGTTGTAGCCAGCAAACTGCTGAGTCGGCAAAGCGCCAGCGACCCCTTGGGCCTGCTGAAAGTTGGCCAAGAATGCTTCTTTGATCTGTGGATCAATAGAGCTTGTCGATGTAGTTGTTCCACCTTTTGACATATTGCCACCTTATCCGAGTAAAGATTTCATTTTCTTGGCAGGCACTTTGCCTTCGTTGATCATGTCCAAAAGTCCACGGCCATACTTGTTGACTGAAGACTTCTTGATCACATATTCACCAATATCAAGATTGACAGCGCCATCATCTGGACCAGGTGGGTTTGCCCCAAACATCAGACCGCCATGGACATAGCCGCCACCAGCCAAGCCATCAGAGATTTGCCCAGGGTCTGCCGCTGCCGCTGCGGTTGCTGCCGCTGTATTGGCCACATTGGCCGCTGCGATCTGGTCATACAAAGCAGGGTTATAGCCACCCATTGCTTGGCCTGCCACCACGCCAGCGTATGGATTGCCGACTGGTCTCATCTGGCCCATGATCTGTGAGTAAGGTGAGCCAGTACCGCCAACAACATTGGGGTTGTACTGAGCGCCAATTGGGATGGACTGGTAATTTGCAAAGTTCTGGGCAAAGCCTTGGGTGGCATTGGCAAATGGTGTCGTGCCAGTCACACTGGTTGCACCAGTTGGGCCGAGTAGGCCAGTGCCACCAGTTACGCCAGTGCCAGTTACTGTTCCAGTAGTTGTCCCACCTTGTTGTGCTGCCAACTTGGCTTGATTGGCCAAGTAAGCCTCATAAGCCTTTTGGTTAGTAGCAATCTGCTCTTGATTTTTAATCTCATTCAAACGCTGCTGTTCGGCATATGCCAAATTATTCAAGCGCTGCTGTTCGGCATATGCCGCATTGTTTTGCTGCAATGCCAAAGCCGCTTCGTTTTGTCTGGCCACCAAAAGCGCTTGGGCTTGCGCAGCCGCAGTTCTCTGTGCGTCTGTCAGCAAACCGGCTGATGTTGCAGCATCTAAATTTCTTTGGCTTTTGAAAAAATTAGTTGCAGTTGTGTCTCGCCCTGCGCGAGCTGCAAGCTCTGCATCAGCCGCAGCATTGGCAATCAGTTCAGCCTCAGTCGTTGGGACTGCAACATTGTATGCATCTCTAACACTTTGAGCCGAAACACCAGTGGCCCGTGCCACATCTTCTGCACTGATGCCAAGCCGGTCCATCTCAATGCGCAGAAGTGCATTGCTGGTCCCAGCAGCTTTTGCGTCTCGGACAGTGTTGAAAATTCTTTTGTCAAATTCAGCCTGGCTCATGCCATTGGCCAATGCCCAATCGAGTGCTGTTGATGCCATATTTATCCCCTAAAGTTCCTTTGCCATTACAGACCATTGTGGACTGTAACCTTCGTCTTTCAAAAATGTCTTTGACCAGCCTCTTCGGCCTGCCAAAGTCACCCTGGTGCAGCCGACAGACTTGCCCCAGGATTCGATCAATGGTCGCATCCGTGAGAGTTCGTCTAGGTCGCCACCAGCCAAGAAGTAATGCAAATTCTTTAGCCTGGGATAGACAACGATCTCCGTCAATACCACTGAGTCCTTGGCTGGCCACAGCTGTAATCTGTGATCCTCGACCATCTCAGCGACATCGTCAAAATTGTGTGTGCCTCCACTGTATTCTAAAGCAGCCTCCACATGGTGGCGCAGTCTTTCCAAATGTTCTTGGTCGCTCATCGCTTACCGGCTGGGATGGCCTCAAGTCTCATCACCCCAATGCGCCAGTCGGCCAAGACCGCACCAGTCACCTTCACATTGACCTGGCGCGCGGCAAACCGGACATCGGTCGGGTTGGCTGCCGTATAGGGTCCAAATGTGGATTGTGTCCCCGTTGGGTAATTGCGGGTTTTGAATGAAACCACCGCCTCACCCAGTGTTTGCTCATCTGGGACAACTTGCCTGACAGACATGATGTTGTCGCCATTGCCCAATTGGACTGGTCCAGACTCGGCATAGACGCTGGCGCTGTCATAAGCAAAACCGACCTCATGCTCATAAATGTAACCATCAGTTGAAACCATCAAAGGATATGTGAACACACCGGCATCAGAGCCAGCAGTTCTGGCCAATGAGCCAATGCTCCAGTGGTTTTCTCGGTAGTTGAAAGTCACATAAGAGTCATTCTCTGTGCTTTGGCTGCTTGGGTAATACCACCAGATTTCACCAAATTGACTGTTATGGACTGCATAGACCTTGGATGCTTGGTTAAAGTTGATATTGCCAAAGACGTAATCCGACACATCACTTGGCAGTGGCTTGACGTAGCCGTCATAAATAAAGAAGCCAGATTTGCTCATCCAAATGGCCGCTGTATCAATAGCCGCCACAGACTGGGCTGAAATAAGACCGCAGCCTGATCCGGCCTTTTCAAAGCCATAGACAAATGGCGCGCCAACATACTGGGCCGTGTGGACATCCACATCTGTAAACAGTAGGTTTACACCTTTGACACGTTTGCCAGCGATCAATGTGCCAGGCGTGGCCAGCTCATAATCGCCTGCAAGGTTGTCGCCTGCCGGTGTCCATAGGGTATTGTTTTCTTGGTCGCACCACTGCACTTTGCGTGGGTTTCCACCAGCACCAAGTGCAAAAAGAATGCGCTCTTGCGTGACCAGTAGCGCCTTGTTGCTCGTTGGCGCGTTGGTAATGGCCGCAGCCAGTGTTGGGGTTGTAAAGCCTAATTGCCACTCATAGAGCTTGCCATCAGAGCTTGAGCAAGCCACCAAATACTCGCCCCAAGTGTCCATGGACCATGTGGTGGCTGGGGTAATTGTTCCAGTATCTGGCCGTGCCGCACCATAGGCAAATGAGCCATAGGTGCTGTAACCATAGCCGGTCTTTGAGACTGCATCTGCAATGCCAGCTGTAAAGCCAGTGGGCGTGATTTCTTTCAGTGTTCCGGCCTCATTCATGGCATACAGTTTTGTATGTGTACCGGCTGCAATGAATCGGTTGGAGCTGTTATCGCGCCAAGTGATAAGCCCTCGGCACTTTCCAGACATTTGCCCAGCAGCTCGTTTTCTCCAGCCACCTACGGGTCGTAAAGTGTTCTCGTACCAGCGAACAAGGTTTGCGTCATACCAGCGGCCTGCTGCCTGGTACTCAGTGCCGTTTCTGTAAATGCCTGGTGGTAATTTGAGTGGTATATACATGGCTATATTGTTGGTAAGTTGGACACAAAACTCATCGTGACGATGGCAGATGGTACAGCGGGGCGTGTTGGGCTTGTGCTTGTCCCAAAATGCTCAATACTTACACCAGTGTTTTCAGTTCTCCACATAATCTCAATGTAATCATTAGCAGCCATTTCAACAAAGAAATTCAATGAAGCAATGATATGGCTTGGATCACCAGCACTTTTTCTTGGAGGAGGATGAAATCTACTGTTTGAGTTTGCGATATTTGTTCCATTTTTACGAAACCAAATATCCACATCTTGACCATCGTTTGTGGTGTTTTTTAGTTGAATGGAAAACTGCAAGTTCCAGATTCCGGCATCGGCCACAGTGATTCTGGACCCACTGGCCATTGTCACACCATTTGAAAAATCTGTGGTGTTAAATGTGACCGCATAGGCCGTGGTGGTGTTAGCAGCTGTTTGGTCGGTTGAGTCTTGAAAAGCCCCATGAGGGGTGTTCATAAACTTGCCGCCTTTTGGTCCAAACAAAGACCCAAGTGTTGTGGTCAGTTTTCTGAAGTAATTGTTTAAAGCACCATAGTTCTCATTAAAGTGCCTGCGCTCATACCCCTCTGGCGGGAAACCCAGACTCGGTATAGATGGTGAATCTAATTGTTGTTTGACATTGGCCATGGGGTAATTATGTCAGGACAGACAGCGCATGGTTGATGTGCTTGATCCGGTCATCGAGACCAATAAACCCGCCATTGATCTTTTTGGTCATGGTCCGATAGTCTTGGCTGTCTGCATACTGGTTGAGCTTGTGAGTGTCCCAAAACCATCCGGCAGTCAGGGCTGCATACTGGGGCGTGGCCACCAGCTCTGGCTGCATGATCAGGTCCACACCTAGCGCTTGGCCAGCGTGGTGGTAGTTTGCAGACCCTGTGAGCTGGATGCACCCGCGGCCTCTGAAACGATACCCATCACCACTGGCCTCATCCCTGTTACCCATTCGGCTGCTGTAGACAGTGTTTGCAATGAGCTTGGGGTTTCTTGCGCAGGCTTGGGCCTTGGCAGCATCAAAGCGCCTTGGCCAGAGCTTTTGCAAAGCCTCGGCTCTGTAATTCAAGTTCTCTTCCAAGATTCTAAAGTTTCCACACTCATGGCCACACTGGCCAATAAAGGCAGCCTGGCGCAGTGGGGTTGAAATGTCAAAGCGCTGGAAAGTCTCATTGAGCGCATCGACCCACTCTGGGCCAATGTGCAGTTGCTGGAGCTGCTGACTATTGACCATTGACAATTCTCCTTACTTCTTCGTAGGCGCTGACGCAGGCGTTGAGCTTGGTGATGGCTTTGTCTCCTTCGGCTGCGAGGTCGATAAGAGTTGCAATAGTCTGTCGCTCAAGTTCGCTTTCATCGGGCTGGCTGGGTTGTGTATTTCCAGTGGCAATGGTGGCACTTGCATTGACTTGTGGACAACTTGGGGCTGGGAGGCGCAGCCGACCAGTCCTAGCAAGCTCATGCATAGCAGACTGCTTTTTCTTGACATCATCTTGGGCCTTTCTGAGTTTCGTTTCCTGATCTTGCAGTTTCTCGCCAAGCTCTTTCTCCTTGGCTCTGGCTTCATCATTCTTTTGGGCAATGGCAATCTTCATGTCATTGTCGCGCTCCAGCCACCCGTAGTGGTGGCCCACTCGGTATGTGCCAAATAATGAGACCAAGACACCAACAATGAGCCAGGGTAAGGGTATTGGTAACATTACTCTGCCTCTTCTCTGGCCTGCGCCAGCTGTTCGCGCTCATGGTCATCCTCAAGATGGTCCGGTGGCGTGTCTGGTGGTGGACCAGGTGTCCAAGACTCGTCTAGTTGTGGATTGGTCCAAGTTGGCATGGCCCCAAATGGCTGGCTTGGGATGCCATTAGTGCTTGCATTAAACCCGTGATTGTTGCTGTAACCATACTGCTGGCCATAGCCTTGCATGGGCTGGCACATAGGCTGCATGGATTGCTGGCCACCAAAAACCTTAGCGGCAGTCCCCACAGCCTTCTTGCCCATTACCGCGCCAATGCCGCCAACAATCAAAAGCACAATGTCGTTTAGCATCTTTGTATAAGCCTGATCTATTGGGGCCATGGATTTTATGGGCTGAGTCACAAAGGTCACTGAGTACAAAAGCGCGACCACAATGAAGCAGAGAATGCAAGTCACCGCAATGACCACAAAGCCCCAAACCCTGACCTCGATCTCTTCAGTTGTTAGGTTTAACTTCATCAACTTTTTTCTCCAGTATGGGTGCGACCAGGTACTCTGGACATTGCTGAGTAAATAAACACTTTGGCTTCTGACACTCTGGTGCATGGAAATGGTCAGGATTCTGGCACTTGTATCGATAACGATCTTCGCAGCCAGTCAGCAGTAAAAGAAGCAGTAGATATCTCATTTGCCTAATCCTATTCTACCCAGCAGTAAATTAACGATTCGGTCCGACAAATCATCTGGCAAAAATTTGAGGAATCCAAGGGCGTATAAAGCCACACATCCATAAACGAATATCTTGAGGCATAGGTCAAAGGTCTTTTGATACTCATTCACCGACCGCACCTTCTTGTTGTCTCGCAGAATGTCATCAATTCATTCACGCCAATAAACACCAGAAATAAGACAAAAGCCACACCGCCAATGATCATGGCCAGTTCGTTCATCTCTTGTTCTTTTTCTTTGGCTTTCTTATCTGCGGCTTTCAATGCGCTCAATTCTTTGGCATCAGCAAGGTCCATCTCGGCCTGCCTAGCTTTAATCTTGTTCCAGACATCGATCTTGCCAGTCTGCATGAAAAGCATTTTTAGCTCTTCCTCGAATGCTCTGGCTTGCTCCAGTGCCATCTCGATCTGCAAGGCCGTTCCCATGTTTGAGCCTTTGCCAGACTGCTTGGCTTGAAGCATGGCCTTGGTGGCCACAGACTTTGCGTCAAACATCTTGCCAATCATTGGGGCAAGTGAGCCTAAATCATTGGCCACCTTGCTGGCCTTTTTGACCATGCTGATGGCGCTTTGTATCCCCGCCAGGGCCGTCATCGGATCAATCATTTCCTCTTCTCCCACTTGAGACAAACAACCTTCCGATTGTAGACATCACCAGTCCATGCCCACCTAGTGCATCGATATTCTGTGGTTGCTGCTAATAGGACCAGAGCATAGATCATGGCCAAAACAAAATGATGACAAAAAACGACCAAACAATGGTCAGGACAAGCAAGGCCGCAGCAATGATTGCTACGGCCCAGTCTTTCATAGCCCGAAAATCTTCTTAACGAATTCGGCAGCCACCCCTGGGCCAAACAACACGGCCACGATCACAGCATAAAGAAGATATTCAATCTTCGTCATGCGCTTGTCGCCATCGCGCAGTGACTTGTCGATGTTGTTGTATCTTTCTAAGCAGATCGCTTCATGCACGGCAAGCCTTTTGTCAGTGTCGGCATCCATGATTCATCTTATGGCGCGTCAGGCCATGTGATGGTCCAAGGGAATCCAGACTGCGCAGTGACATCACGCAGTGCCTGGCGATAAGTTGCCCAGGCTGCATCCAATGTGGTCGCAGTCTCAGCAGCCTTGATCACGCGCCAGTCGCATTCGGCCAGCTTGGTGTCGCGTGTGGAGCGCACAGACTTGGCTTGCTCTGTATCTTTGGCGGCCTTATATTCCGCTTCATTCTCAGCCGCTGTTTTAGCAGGGGTATCGTCTGTGGCTTCTGTATCGGTAAACACAGGGCCAAGAATATATTTGGTGTACCACTTACCATCTACTTGCTCAACACCAGAGGCTTGAGAGTATTGGTAAACAGTACCGCCTGTAGCTTGTGCGCCTTCAAAGACTACATCAGCACCCAAAGCCGTTAAGACTTCAGTTGTTGTTATGTCCCATGATGGGCCACCATTGGCTTTTGTATATGCACGAAATTCTGCTTCGTACATTACTTGTCCATTATTTGTTCTGATTTGCATGATGTTCCTTATGCGTAAGACCAATGACCTTGGTAATTATTCTTGCAACGCCACATGACAGTTGCTCGTTTAACACCAGTTGCTTGTTCACATTCTGCTGAAGTTTGAAATACACCAGCAGGTGTTTTGTACTGTTTGCCAAGCATTGAAAATGCCAAAGACTTAGCGTGAGAAGCTGACTTAGCTTTTCCTTTTAAAGAATTTGCTATCTTTGCTGACCACTCCAATGGTCTAGTTACACCAGCATGAGGAAGCCCACTGTTTGCTTCAATGGTGTCACAGTAAACATTGCCTAAAGAATATGGGCCAACATCATTAGTTCTGCACATTTGATAGCATCCAGAAGTTCTGCCACGTTTATCCCACTTGCCAGTAGAAACCCACCAATCTTTCCATTCTTCAAAAGTAAAGAGAAAGTCAATGCCTCGACATTTAGCGTCAACCTTACTTTGCGTATAGGCTTTTCTAAATTTATCTTTAGTCATATCAGGCCACCGCAAAAAAGATGAAAGAACCGCCAGAAGCATTGATTGCTGCAGGGGCTGTACTACTGATTTCAAAGCCAGCAGAATAGGTGTCAATGTAATCTGTGTTTGTAACCTCTGCCGCAGTAGAGTTTAACAAAAGGTAGCTGTCATTACCACTTACGATTCCACGGGCTGAATCCCATACATACCAGTCGCCACTAAAGCCATCTTGCGAACGCTTTATAAGGACAAACCTTGCACCGCCTGTAAAGCCACAATCAATTTGTAAAGTTGTTCCAGTACCTGTGTATGAGCCTACTTTGGAAACACCAGCGCAAGTAGCAAAAAGGTAGGCTACATAATTACCTGCACTTGCATTTGTACCTCCATAAGACCCTACTGTAAACACAGAAGAAGTAGGGCTTGTATTGTTCCATACATTAGATTGTGTAACTGGGCCTCCATCGCTATCTAAAAGTATCCATTGTGTATTTCCTAATGCTGAATGATAAACAGCCCAATTCCATGTAGCTGTTCTGGATTTAATAATCATTAACTCAGGCACTGCTTGTAAGTTATGCGTAACAGTCCTAGCACTTCC